TTTTTAATCCCCCTTCTAATAACGGGGGGGAGGATTGCCCCCCCCGCCTGTCAGTTGCGTTTAACCAGCGGCCAGCTTGGCAAATCCAGCGGCCAGACCAACCTTGCCGTCAAACACGGTCACACCCAGATACTTGGTGGAGTTGGTATCGATGTCGTACTGACGGATCACGTTAATATCCTCAGCCACAGCACACACAAACTTGCTCATGTCACCGCACAAGACAGTATCGTCAGCCATATTGTCATCCAGAAGGACCTCACGTCCATAGATGGTAGCCTTGCCGCCGTCGAAGCGAACCAGGGGAGACTTGCCGTTGTCCTGGAGCGCAGCCAGCTTGGTAAACAGAGTTTTGTTGTTGCAGACAATGGCGATAGACTCACCCTTAACGGAGCCAAGCAGTGCCAGAACATCGTCCTTGGTAATGGTCGTCCCCGCAGAGGCTGCGGCGGCTAGCATTGCGGTAATGATCTTGCTGCTGATCTTGCGGGCAATCGCCTTGCCCAACTGGTCAGCCAGCCAAGCCTCAAAGGCGTCGATAGACAGCGCAGCAGACGCAGCAGAGACCTGGATCATCTTTGTGATCTCGGCAGGAGACAGGGTGATCTTGGTCAGGGTGTCAGCAGCAGGCGTAATAGCAGCGTTCTCGGTGTGGTCCTCAGCCTCGTTGTTGGTGCCCTCGATGTAATACTCAATCTTGCCGTTGGCGTAGATGGTGGTGGTGCGATCCAGCAGCCAGGCATGGTCGCGGACCACATCCATGATGCGGTTTGCGGTGATGGTGGCAGTAGCTCCGGAAGCTACAGTAAAGGCCCGCTGCTCCATCTCGGTCAGTTCCTTGCCCTGCAGCTTCTTCAGGTAGGTGTTGCGGTACTCTACGGAGTCAACGCCAAAGGTGCGCTCTTCCTGCTCCTGTGGCTTGAAGTCGTGTACGGTCTTGCCTGCACCGGCGGCAACCATGTTGCGCAATTCCTTGCGGGCATCCTCGGTCCTGCGCAACTCCTTCTTGCGGGCAGTCATAGCCCGAACTTCCCCGGTCAGGGCGGAAATGTCAGCGCCCTCAGCGTCCATCTCGGTCCTGATTTCAGCCATACGGGCTTCAATCTGGTCAATAGTCATGGTCTTAATGTCCATTGTTAAGCCTCCATTTCAATCATAAGTCTTAGTTTATCTTTCGCCCGTTCCAGTCGCTCCGCCTTGATACCGTCGATCACTCCGTCGGCGTATCTCCGGGCACTAATTGACGTTGCGTCGTTCGCTGGGATGCTCACGGCGGAAACATCAAATAGCTTGCTGATTTTTGTGATAGTCCGAAGGACCGTCTCATGGTCATTCTCCCTATCGTTTGTAGATTCGCGCTTGTCCTCAGCGACCATAAATCCAAATGACATTTTGTCGGTATAGCCGCCCTTGATTTCCTCATAAAGCTGCTTTCCGATTTCCGTACCAGACAGATCGGCCCGGATTTTCAGGCCGTGGTTGTCTATGGTGAGTTCCAGCGTCCTATTTTTAGTGCGAGCGTAGACCCGGCCAGTGTGGTCATACTGCATGATGACATCATCCATATCACAGTCCTTAAATGCGTTCGGGTCGATCTTCTCTTTGACGGTGTAATATCTGGAATCATAGAGGGTATAAGACTCGTTAAACGTGGTGGCATAACCCTCGACGAACATCCCACCATCTTCCTTTGCCTCGACCTCAATAGTCATGTTGCGGTATTCCCGGCCATTATTCATCTTGTTCAGCTGCTTCTCCGTCAGGGTCTCCATCGTCTTTTGCCCCCTCCTTACCGTCATAGTATTCGCCGCGGATGGGCATCCTCTCACCAGCTTCTCCATCAAGCGGCGGCAAGTTGAACACCTCGCGGACCTCGTTCACTTTGATAAACCCTCTATCTCCCATTTCTTTTGCAAAAGAAATTTTGTCCTTCACGCTCATGTACTGCAAGCGGTTGGCCGTTGCAATCATCTTCGCCCCGTATGCCCGCTCAGTTTCTGTGAATAGCATCTTGGTGGCCACGTCCGAGAACTGGATTGCAAACGGCTCCAAAGCGCCCTCGTAGAAAGCATCCCATGCGTCTCCAAACGCCTTGTTCTGGAGCACATCAGCATTCACACCGAAGTAGTTGTACACGTTTTCATTAATGGCTTTCATCTGCTCGCCATCCACCACAAACGGAGCGGATTTAATCTGCTGCACATCCGTGTAGGTGTTGGGGAATAAAAGCACCCCGCCACTGTCTGCGCGCAGGTTTTCAGCCGTAAACCGCCGCTGTTCTTTTGCTAGGTCATCTCCCTTTGCGAAGTTCGACATTTTTGCCATAAACCGGAAAGAAGCGGAGCTCTTGACAGCCTCCTTGATCCCCTGGTCCTGAATGGAAATTAAATCCATGGTCGGCATGAGCGCCTGGTTGTTGCTGCCGAAAAAGTCACTCTCATACTGAAACTTTGTCATGATGCCACACTTGGACATTTCCAGTGCAGCAATTTTCCCGTTCTGGAACTGATACCGAAGATACGGCACGCCATCATATTCTTCCATCGTGCATCGGCTCGGCAGTATCGGATAAATTCCGCTCGGTTCTCCGTATATATCCAATACCGGGACAATAAAAGCGGTATTCTGCGCGTCCAGAATGGTAGACAGCCGGTAGAGGAACTGGCCCCATGTCTGGAACTCATTCGGGCCAGCCTTTAGCTTTGTTTGCAACTTCGGCTTTGCAGCACCCAGCGACTTCACATCCAGCTTGCTGATATGGTTTGCCTTTGCGTGGATCGCCGCCCGTACAAGCTCACTTTCATAAATGGACCCGCCGAAGTTGGTGAATACAGGAGTGTAAGCACTAAACGTTCGAAAAAACTCCTTCGGCCCATCGTGTGCCGGGCGTTTGAATATCTTCTCAAATAGTCCCACTTTGTCACCCCTCGTTTTTTAGCTGATCTCCAATTTCTCCATACCATTTCTGTCGGACGCACATGGCATCCAGTAGCGCCGCCGTGCCGTCAATGCGTTTACGCTCTCCTACTTTGACCAGCCGAACCTTTTGTGCCTCCTGTTCAAATTTTAGAGCAGAGTTCAATAGGTGACTTTTCAGCAGATCGTTGTCCCCTATTTTGATATCCCCGTCTTTGATGATGCCCTCAAACTCTCGGATAACAGGGGTAAGGTTTGCCCCCTGGTAGACATCGTCCATGTGGAATCCGTATGATTTCATATCCTGCACCAGGTATTGAGCAGAAAAACGGTCGTACCCGACTTGCAGAGGGTAAATCTGGTATTCTTCCACCAGCCGCCGGAACCACGCAAAACAATCGTTATAATCAACGTAGTTATCACCGGACAGCGTTAGAAACCCTCGCTGTCGGAATATCTCATACGGTACGCCGTCCTCTGCTGTTGCTGTTTCTATGCGGCTGGCCGGCATAAAGAAATGGGAGAATACATACAACTTGTTCGCCTTCTCGACGACCACACAGCACGCCGTGAGGTCCGTGGTCTGAGATAGGTCGATGCCGCCGACGCAGTAACTATTCCGGAAGGCCCCCAGTTCTAGCGGCTCACAACTCGCCCCATCAACCGTCTGGTAATCTAGCCAAGCCTGAGAACTGTTTTGCTTTATATTGCAATACTTGGTCAGAAACTCTGCCCGTTTCGACAGGCTCCCTTCTGCAATGGCGATCTCCTCCAGCAGATAGTCCACGCTGACGGAAACGCCAAGGTTCGGGTTTGACTTACGCAGTTCGTTGATGTCGTTCCACTTCTCTACATCGTCAATCATGTAAAGAAACGGAGCCAGTCTGCTTTCCTTGCTGTTGCCCAGCAGAAATGCAGTGCAGCGCTTAATCAACTCGTCATAGATGCCATCGTTCTGATACCCCGCCGTGCTGATAGAAAGCACCAGCGGCTGCCGACGCGCACCTAGAGCGGACTTCATAACTTCATACTGTTTTAATCCTGCGTCTCCTTGCCATGATGCAATCTCATCGCAGACAACCAACTGAGGGTTGAAACCATCACTTTTCTTAGCGTTAAAGGCGATTGGCTTTATACTAGTGTTAAACTCTTGGATATAAATATCAGACCGCCGCTTTTTCGCCAAATTATCAAGCTCCGGTTCCTTGCGGAGCATCTGATAGAAGTTGTCGTAAACAATATTCGCTTGTTCCAGCTTTGGGGCTAAGCAATAGACCTTCGCGCCATACTCACCGTCCAGATAGACCATATATTCAATAATCGCAGACGCCAATAATGTCTTTCCCTGTTTGCGCGCCATGATGATAACTGCCTCGCGAAACTGCCGGTTCCCGTTCTTATCCAGCACCCCAAACAGAACAGACAAGATGGCCTTCTGCCATAGCTCCAGATTCAGGAGGTCGTCCCGCCCCTCACAGTGGTGGCAAAAGTTCTCAACAAACCGGATTGCCTTGTTTGCCTTTTTCTGGTCAAAGCGGAACGTCTTTTTTTCAATTCCCTTGACGATGAACTCATACCAAACACGAATCCAGCGGCCCACTACAATTGAGCCGTCTTGGATGCCTTGGTAATATTCGTAAATGTAGTTATTCATCCATCATTGCCGCTAACTTGCTTCTCCCCCTGCTCTCAGGCGTCCAAGAATCAAGCTGCTTAATAATCGCCAGATAGTTCTTGTCAGCGTTCATAAATTGACGGACCGCCGGGCGCTCTCTTTCATACGGCTCTGTCTCTGTGGACTGGCTGAAGCTCTCGTTCCGCCCGTTCTCCTGGATATCCCGCCACGCCTCGTCACATAAAACTCTCTGCCGCGCAGCTTCAACGATCAATCCCTCCGCAATCGCAAACTTGTTCGGAGGTAAGTTTTTGTAAATCTTGTTAAGTCTCCTAACTTCAGACTCAACCGTGATGGCTGCCATTAACTTTTCCTCCTTTCGTTTGGGTAGGGGGTCACGCGGGCCCTGCGGTGGAAAATGTAACA